AAATGATTGTGTCTGCTGCCGTAAGTGTAAGCCCGTGTGATGCAGCCTGTGGCTGAATGATAAGCACATGGGGGTCGGGTTGCGTTTGGAACTGGTGAATGATGTCGCTGCGCTTGTTCACCGATACCTTACCGTTGATGACGTCGCAGGATACACCAGCCTTTTGCAGTTTGGCGCGTAGCAACTCGATGGTGTGGGTAAACGGCACGAAGACCAGCACCTTATTGCTGGCTTCCTCGATCACTTCTAACACCACGTTAAGGCGGTTAGACACATCGAACTCTAAGACTTCGCCAGTATCCGTATAGACTGCGCCTCCGCTAATCTGGAGTAGCTTGTTGATACGGGCCGCAGCGTTCACCGCGCTGACCTCTTCGCCATCGGCTTCGAACAGCATCTGGCTCTTTAGCTTGTTGTAGTATTTCTGCTGCTGTGGGGTGAGCGGCGCTTCACGTTCGGTATGAGTCACCGCTGGCAAGTCGAGGCAATCCTTCTTCTCAAACCGTATGGCTGGCTGAAGAATACTATGCACCACATCCTGCGAGTGCGGCTTGGGAACCCATTTGAACTGGGTCACCTTCATCATAACCTGTTCGCGGTACTGGCCATAGAACTTAGGGCAGTTGGGGCCATCAGCTAACTTAGCGAGGCCGTAAGCATCAAGAGGGCTTTGTGCTGCTGGCGTACCTGTAAGCATCCAGATACGCGGATTCAGCGCATTAACTATTTGCTTAATTGTTTTCCAGCGGTTGGTCTGCGCATTTTTGTATGCGTTTGCTTCGTCGATCACGATGAGGTCGAACCCACCAGCGATGATCTGGTCCTTCACGATAGCCAGCCCATCGAAGTTAATGATGACGAACTCGGCCCCTGCTTCAATGATCTTCTCACGTTGCTTGGCAGCGCCATGCGCTACGCTGCACGAACGGTGCATAGCGAACTTAAACAAATCCTGTTGCCACGCAGACTTCATGATAGAAAGTGGGCATAGCACCAGCACACGTTTGATATCACCGCGCTTCATGAGGTAGTCCGCAGCCCAGATTACGCTGGCTGTCTTACCTGTACCCTGCTCGTTGAAGCAAAATGCGCGTTTACGGATTGATAAGAAAGAAGCTGTAACCTTCTGGTGTTCGAACGGGGTTAGCTTACCTGTCCACTCATAGGACCTAAGCATGGGCGATGGTGTGTCGATGAACCCGAGCCCAGCTAGTATCTCAGCTTCAGTGTGCCCCCATTTGACAACCACGCCTTCCTTAACGGCAGCGCTCTTGTGTATATGATCCGTGATGACGGACGGGTCCTGAGCGCTGACTAGCAACGCCTTGTTGTCAATGATTTCCACAGTTTGCTCCTAGTGGGTTATTTCTTTTTACGTTCTCGCGTACTTACTTCCGATACAAGATTGCCCTTGCTGTCCCGCTTGAACGAGCGGTTAGCAGATTTGCTAACTAGCCGTACGCCATCTTTATTGGTGCCGCCTTTGTCAAATGCTTTTGTATGGGCAACGTCTTTCCCGTCACCCTTCTTCGCTTTACCAGCCTTCACCATCTTGGCACGGGCCGCATTGCGCTGCGCTCGGTTCTTTTTCTGCTCTAGCTTGCCTTGGTACTTGTCGTACTCAGCGCGGTAGTCTCGTGCCATCATCTTCTCCGTGGCGGCTTGTAGTGTTCGCAGCTTTTAACTGGGCACCATCCGCATAGTGGGCTTGTCTTGGCGTTCCATATACCATTATCTATGGCAGATTCCAACTGATCTAACTGGTCGTTGAACACATTAAAGTACTGATCCAGCTTCTCTCTTACGTGTACCTTCTTAGGAAACTCATTGCTTACCACAAAGGCTAACGCTGACTTAATCTTCTGCACCTCTGGGTAGTGCACAAAGATGGCACCCGCCATAAGGTCAAGCTGCTTCATGTCTGCGTACTTAGCGCTCTTACCTGTCTTGTAGTCAATCATGTAGGCAGTCTTACCGTTCACAATCAGCAAATCGACGATACCACGCCACCATACGTCCTTAGCAAAGAAGGTGGTAGACTCGTAGCCAGTATCCGTCTTCCTGACACCCAGCCGCAACTCGGTGTGCTTTGTACCTTTCTTAGCAGCCAGTGGCTCCATGATGGGTCGCATGTAAGCAAACTTCTCAGGGATGGGTGTGCCATCCTTGATGAACAACTCGGCGGCTTCATGGACTGCGGTCCCATAGTCAGCAGCTTCTCCCGGAATATCCTTGACGTCCTTCACAATCTTAAGGTGAAAGTACTTCTTCGGACACTGGTCGAAGGTCTTGATGCTACTATAGGACCACGCTGTCATGCTATCTAGTTTTCCCTTGGAGACGGTCAGCCACTAACGTAGCATATCCCGCTATATCAATCCAGCTATCTATATGATTTGGGTTACCATTTACAACCCGTGCAATCTTGCTGGCTATCATATCAAGGGCTTCTATTTGGTCGTCATCTAACTCGCTGTTGTTACATATGCGAATTGCATTTTTTATCTCCTGTGCGCACCCTGCTACATCTTCAAAGCTACCGTAAGTGGTCGCACGTTCGTTAAGGATTGTGTCTACAGCATTATCAGCCTCTGCCTCTGCCCTCCAGTCTTCGATCATCTCTTTGACCTTGTTGGTGTGCTCTGCGGCAGTCTGTCGCACCGTTTCCACCACTTCTTCCGCCCCTTCGGCTAACTTCTTCTTTAGCATGTAGATGTAACTTCCGCTAACCCCCAACACCTCGTTAATAAATGCAACGGATTCCCCCGCTTTCAGCATCTTTGTAACTGCTTCTGCTTTAGTCATTTTCAAATTTATCGGTACTCTAGTCATTTCATTTGCTCCTTATTTAAGATTGCCGCCGCTCTGCAAGAGGTCACCACCAAACACATACGTGCCTACATGATGTAACTTGATGAACGGGTGGGCGTGTATTTTGCCACCGTGGTTGCGCCACAGTTCACAAAAATGGTAATCTTCGCTTAGCAACGCACCGCTGTCGTCGATGCTGGTAGCGAAAAACTCGTGGGTTAATGGCTTCTGGTACTCACCTGTCTCTGGGTCTTTGAACGACGACACACGATAGGTTGGCACGTGCGGTATCAACTCCTCGAATACCCCCCGCTTGATGAGCATGAAGCCTGTGCCGCCATGTCGCACTTCGATGCAACCTGTCTCGTCGGACTCTGCATTACCTGTACCAATCATGTTAAACACAAAGGCTCCGGCATAGTTCGCAAGGTCAGTCTTACCATCAAGGGCAGCGCGGTTAATGCTGTCCCAGTTCACTTCCTTCTTTGGGTAGATACCGCATGCGATATCCTTGTCGGCCAGCATCAGGTGCGCGATAGCCTCCCCGTCGAAGCCAATGTCAGCGTCAATGAACATGAGGTAGTCATGGCCACTCGCAAGGAATATCCGTGCCAGTTCATTACGTGCGCGGGTGATGAGGCTTTCGTTAGTGATTTGGCACCATGATATGTTCACCCCCACTTCACGCATCTTAGCCATAGTAAAGAGCAAGCCCTGTACGTAGTTACCTGTGCACATGCCCCCATACATGGGGGTGGCAATCATAAGGCTTGGTTTCTTTTCTTCAGTCATTTGTCTGCTCCTGTTTGGCTTGGTTCTGGGTTTCAAGTTTGGCCTTCTTACCCATCAAATACGAGTCCCTAAACGTGGCATATGGCCGGTCTACATACATTGATATATGTTCTGGGGAGACTAGGTGGTGCCGAAGTATAACTTTACGTTCCGTCAGCGGCGTAATAAACACCAAGGGTGTGTTAAACTTGAGTTCTACAGTCCGCGCTTCATCCGGTAGTTTACGGATAAACATGTTTATGTTTGTGCCCGGTTGATGTTTGAAGTTCAGTAGTCCGGGAGGAATAATGGCTACCTCTTCGCCTTCATAAGATGGCCAGAACGGGTCAAAGAACAGAAAGTTGATATCCTCGTCGCAACGCAGAAGCCACGGACTGGTGAGTTTGAGGTGCTGGAAATGCTCCGGAGGCATAAAGTCTCCCCTCTGGAACGCATGGTGATCGGTTAACTTACTGCACCCGTCGGCAAACTTCCACGCATACCCCTCCTGCATCGCTGGCTCTACGCGGACTAC